GAGTTTATATAGACCTTCGTGGTATGGGTGGTGAATTGGAAATTCCAATTTGGACCGCATCTCAAACCAATCGTTCAGCAATTGATTCAGAAGTTATCGAAGCAGATAAGATTGCAGATTCATACGCAAAAGTTATGAATGCAGATTTCATTATGAGTTGGAGTAGAAAATCAAAAGATAAGTTGAATAATACTGCAAGAGCTCATGTTATGAAGAACAGATTTGGGCAAGATGGAATTACATTTCCTTGTAAAATGGATACTAACACAGGTTACATTGAAGTGTATGATGGAACATCACCAGATGGGGTGATTGCACAGAAAGAAGCAGCAAGTGGTCAATTAGAAACAAAGAAACTTCTACATAAGAAATATGTAGAAAATATGGGGTAATTATGAAATTATTATTAGGAGATTGTTTAGATAAACTTAAAGAACTTGATGATAATAGTATTGATTCTATTGTTACAGACCCACCTTATGGTTTATCTTTTATGGGTAAAAAATGGGATTACGATGTTCCCTCCCAAGAAATATGGGAAGAATGTTATAGAGTTCTAAAACCAGGTGGTCATCTTTTATCATTCGCTGGTTCAAGAACGTATCACAGAATGGCAGTTAGAGTAGAAGATTCTGGGTTTGAGATAAGAGACCAAATCATGTGGATTTATGGAAGTGGCTTTCCTAAATCATATAACATCGGTAAGAAAGTAGATGAATACGAAGGATGGGGAACTGCTCTAAAACCTGCACATGAACCAATAGTGATGGCAAGAAAACCCTTCAAAGGTTCAGTTGCACAGAATGTATTAGAATGGGAAACAGGTGGAATAAACATAGATGAGAGCAGAATAGGAACTGATGAAGTTATAACCAATCACAGCAGAAGTGCTGAATCTGCAATAAGTAAGGGAAAGTATGGTGATAGTAAAAAACAAGAAACACATCAAACAAAAGGACAAGCTCTTGGTAGATTTCCTGCAAACATAATCTTTGATGAAGAAGCAGGTAAGATACTTGATGAACAAAGTGGTGATACTGATGGAGCATCTCGTTTCTTCTATTGTCCAAAAACTTCTAAAACTGATAGAAACGAAGGAGTTGATGGAAACAACCACCCAACAGTTAAACCAACAGACCTAATGTTATACCTTATTTGTTTGGTTACTCCAAAAGGTGGAACTACTTTAGACCCTTTTATGGGTAGTGGTTCAACTGGTAAAGCAGCCGTAAGAGGTGGGTTTGACTTTGTAGGTATAGAAAGAGAAGAAGAATATATGGAAATATCAACTGCTCGTATTCAATATGAGAAAGATAATCCATATAATGAACAAAAAAATGAAAGGGTTAAAATTAACAAATCATCAACGAATTTTTGGTCATAGTGTATCAAAAAGTTATTACACCCATTAAAAAAAATAAGTTAGTGTAACAAAATTAAAAAGTTTTAAAAATTAACGAAAAAAGTTTTTCGTTTTTGAATATATATGATAATTATATTCACCTACCATATCAAATGGTAGATTTACTTAACAATTAAAAAGAAATAAATTTTATGGCAAATTCACAAGAAATTTTCGAACAAATTACAGAGTTATATACTCAATTCGAAGCAGAACACAATGGCACTACTAAAGCTGCTAAATCAAGAGCTAGAAAAGCAATTGGTGAAATTAAGAAACTTGTAACCGATTATAGAAAAGCTTCAGTAGAAGAATCTAAATAATAAAGGATACGAGAGATGAGTAAAATATTTCAAGAAAGAATTCCGTTTAAACCATTCGAATATCCAATCTACTATACAGAAGGTTGGTTGAAACAGGCCCAAGCATTTTGGTTACATACCGAAATCCCAATGCAAGGGGATGTTAAAGATTGGAATGAAAGATTAACACCTGCTGAGAAAAACTTAGTGGGGAATATTCTACTTGGTTTTGCTCAAACTGAATGTGCAGTTTCTGATTATTGGACTAATATGGTTACCGATTGGTTTCCTAAACATGAGATAAGACAGATGGCGATGATGTTTGGTTCACAAGAAACAATTCATGCTACTGCATATTCATACTTAAATGAAACATTAGGGTTGGATGATTTCTCAGCTTTTCTGCACGAACCTGCAGTTGCTGAGAAGTTTGAACTCCTAACTTCAACTACCGCTAAATGGACACATGAAGATTTGGCAACAAATCCACAGGCAAGACAGGAAGTTGGTAGAAGTTTAGCAATCTTCTCTGCATTTAGTGAGGGAGTATCTCTATACTCTTCATTTGCAGTACTCTACTCATTCCAAATGAGAAATCTACTAAAAGGTATCGGACAACAAATGAAATGGTCTGTAAGAGATGAATCTCTACATTCTAAGATGGGTTGTCAATTATTCAGAGAAATGTGTAATGAATATCCTACATTATTAGATGAGTGTAAAGAATCAATTGAAGAAGCTTCAAAATTAATTGTTCAGTTAGAAACAAACTTTATTGATATGATATTTGAACAAGGTGATTTAGAAAACCTTGAAAAAGAAGATTTGAAAGAGTTTATTAAGGCAAGAACAAATACAAAATTACAAGAATTAGGTTATGAACCAAGTTTTGAATTCGATAAAACAAAAGCAGAAAAGTTAGAATGGTTCTATCACCTTACAGGTGGACTAACACATACTGATTTCTTCGCAGTTAGACCTACCGATTACTCCAAAGCAAACGAAGGTGAAGATTGGGGTGATTTATTTTAAAAACAAAAGTTATGACATTAAACGAATTAGAAGTTAAGATTCGTGATTGGGCGATTGAACGAAACATTGATAAGAGTGAGAACGCACCAAAACAGATGATTAAGATTATGGAAGAGTTGGGAGAAACCTCAGCAGCACTTCTAAAAAAGAATGAACCTGAATTGAAAGATGGTATTGGTGATATACTTGTAACAGTTATTATCTTCGCACAACAATTAGGTTACACTCCAGCTGAATGTTTAGAAGCAGCATGGAATGAAATAAAAGATAGAAAAGGAAAGACCGAAGGTGGTGTTTTCATTAGAGAAAAATAGATTACAATAAAAATAAAAAAATGGCTAAAACAAATTACGGCGAAGAATTAGGTTGGGAACTTGATGTGGATTTCCCATCATGGGCTAACACAGAGATATACGTTAAAACTATATCAAAAGGTTATCTATTACCAGGTGAAAAACCAAAAGATGCTTATTGGAGAGTTGCAACACGAGTTGCACAGAGATTAGAAAAACCTCAGATGGCAACTAAATTCTTTGATTATATTTGGAAAGGTTGGTTAAATCTTGCAACACCAGTATTATCTAATACAGGTACAGATAGAGGTTTACCAATTTCTTGTTTTGGTATTGATGTTGCAGATTCTATTTACGATATTGGAAGTAAAAACTTAGAACTAATGTTACTTGCAAAACATGGTGGAGGAGTTGGTATAGGAATCAACCAAATCAGACCAGCAGGTTCTAACATTAGTGGTAATGGAACATCTGATGGTGTTGTACCATTCGCTAAAATATACGATTCTACGATACTTGCAACTAACCAAGGTTCGGTAAGAAGAGGAGCAGCATCTGTTAACCTTAATATTGACCACAAAGATTTTGAAGAGTGGTTAGAAATCAGAGAACCAAAGGGAGATGTAAATAGACAATCACTAAATCTACACCAATGTGCAGTTGTAGGTGATAAGTTTATGAGAAAACTTCAAGATGGAGAACCTGATGCAAGAAGAAAGTGGGGCAAACTACTACAAAAAAGAAAAGCAACTGGTGAACCATACATCATGTACAAAGGAAATGTTAATAAAGCAAATCCTGAAATGTACAAAAAAAATGGATTAAAAGTTCATATGACAAACATATGTTCTGAAATTACTTTACATACAGATGAGAATCATTCTTTTGTTTGTTGTTTATCATCAGTAAATCTATCTAAATACAATGAGTGGAGAGATACTGATTTGGTTTATACTGCAACTTGGTTCTTAG